AGGTATCATCACTAGATCATTATTTAAATTATTGGCAATTAATTCTCTTAGAGAATCAATTGTTGAGTAACCAAAACAATGATCTAATGACTTGTGGAAAATAGAAACTTTCATATTAAACCTTGAATTTGAATACTTAGTACTCAATTTTCGGTTTAGTCCTTTGTAAAGTTTTGAAACTACGTGGATTAAATTCAATGAAGAACTTAAGTAATTTCCTTTGATTTTGTAAAAATCATAAAGATTTACCATAACAATAAAAGGGTTATTAATGTTATTAATAATTCCGGATATTGGTATACCAGTAATTTCTTTTCCTTTACAAATTCATCTTTTTGCAAATTCATAAGTATCGTAAGATACATGTGTTTTAGCTTCAGATAAATCTACACCCAAATTATTAATTCAAATTTTATATAATCTGGCAACTTTATCGTTTTTTATAACAATATCGTCACCAAGAATTATGTAATCTTTAAAATTCATAATCCCACATAAGTGTGCACATCAGTGTACAACTAAGTGGTGGGTTAGTGTAAAGGCAGCTCAAGAGGAATAAGCACCCATAGGTTGTCCGGTTTCGTAAGAAACCATATGACCATCGGGTGTCTTAAAACTTCTACTAGATAAAATTCCTAATCAACCTTCAGATAATTCTTTTGAAAACATATGTTCCAAAAGTCTTCTTTGAAGTTTAATTGGAAATCTATCTGTAGCTGATGAAAGATCTAGTGATCAATATTGATTTAAATCATCGTTCCATTTATTATATGGATCCTGAGTATAAGTTCTATCTTGAGAAAAATTTTGAAGTTTATTCATTATTTTTTCATGGATAGGCTTCAAGAATAATTGTGTATAGTAATCTACTATTGCAACTATTCTCAACTTACATTCTGGATCATAAATAAATGATAATTTACCTGTTATATGATTAATATTACTATTTTCCATATCTCAAGCAAATTTGTAACTTTGATTAAAATAATTAATTCCTTCCTCGTCAGTAAGTTTATACAAATTTTGAATTGTATAATATGTTAGACTACATATAGTGCTTAAAGCATTTAATGTTGTTTTTCCAATTGGACCAGCTTTGTTTGATAAATAAATATCTTTTTTATCAAATTTTGGCAATTCACAATTTAAATTAAACTTACTAACAAATTCTTTAATAAAAC